GAGTACAACAGATTCTCTTGGCTCAACACTTATAATGAGCAGGCTTACTGAAAGGATAGTGGCAGAATATACAGGACGACCTGCAGTAGCATCTACATTCTATAGAAAGAACATGTATATGCTGATGTATTATAATGCCATGCAGAATTTTGAAAATAACCTTCAGGGGTTAAGAGGCGATGCAAGAAAGAACCATTGGGAAAATTATCTATGTGATACACCTGAGATAATAAAAGACAAGATAGATGACAAGCGTGTACTTCTGAGAGGAAAAGGAACACCAGGCACCACACCTATAATAAAATATGGTCTTGAACTTATTCTTGACTGGCTTATGCGTGAGGCAGAACCAGGGACAGGTGTGCTGAATTTACATAAGATAAAAAGCATACCACTTATTGATGAGTTGATATATTATAATTCAAAGGGAAATTTTGACAGGATAATGGCATTAATTTATTTATTAATTTTTCATGAAGATAAGTTCAATCATACTGTTAATATTGATTATAGTCCTAAGAAAGAGCTACATCCGTTTTTTGCGAACAATCCTCTTATAAAGCACAATAAGTCAAGTAATAAAATTATAATCGATAATAGAGCCTTTAGGATAACGAATAAATAATATTTTTATTAATATTAATTTTAACATAAATTGCAATCTATAAACTTGATATAATATGTCAAATAAAATATTCTCATTTCCCAGACAGAAATTATCATATAGAGAAAAGACGGAAGAATGGGCTAAAGAGAACGTGAAGCTTGGGATAACTCTTTCGGATTATGATCCAGGCAAGATGAGAAAGACAAAAGATGAGATGAATCTCAACTATCGTCTGGTCTCAGGGGAATTCGATGAGAAAGATGTAGACAGGTCACTTAACCCGTTAAATCTGAAGGGTACAAGGTGGCCTGTTAAAATTCAGAACTATCCCATAGAACTCACAAAACTTGATGTGCTAAAAGGAGAAGAGCTTTCAAGACCATTTAATTGGTTTCTTCGTGCAGCGAATGATCATGTGGTAATACTGAAACAGGAAAAAGAAGAACAGGATATAAAAAATTATGTGTTTGCTCAGTTTAGTAATCCTGATTTTTCAGAAGTACAGGTAAAAAAAGACCTGCAGAGAATAAAGAAATACTATAACTACGATTATCAGGATGAGAGAGAGGAGATGGGCACACGTCTTCTTCAGCATATATGGAAAACACAAAGAGTGCCATATATAACGACTGATGCTTTTTATGATATAGTGACAGTGGCAGAAGAGTTATATGCCTGTGATGTTGTACACGGAGAACCACAAAACAGGAAAGTAAGGCCATTGAACTTATCAGTATTTGGCAATGGTGAGAGTAATCATATAGATAATGCATATATCATCGTAGAAGATTCCTGGATGTCTATCGGAAGCGTCCAGGATCTTTTTTATGAGGATCTCACAGATGATCAGGTTAAGATGCTTGATGAAGGAAAGAAAGCCAACAGGCTTGGTCAGGATATTATTTACTCAGGTCCTTTTGATCTTGCAGAGGAATATGCATTACAGTATGGTACGCAGATAGTTCCTATATCCAGTGGTGATGCTTTTTATTTTGGTGGCGGTTATGATGATCAGGGTAATGTAAGAGTCACAAGGGTAGTATGGCAGAGCAGGGTAAAAGTGGGATATCTTACATCATATATAGATGGTGAAGAAGTATATGATTATGTGTCTGAAGATTACAAGCCAAATAAGGTTTTTGGAGAGAAGATAAAGTGGATGTGGCTGAAAGAATGGTGGCAGGGATATTGTATTGGCGGATTATCAGACGGCATATTTCTTAAAATGGAAAGATTGCCAAGACTGGGTATGACAATAAATGATCCTTCAAGATGTTTCTCACCTTATGTTGGCACTATATATACAATAGGTGACAAAGCATATTCTCTTATAGATCGTGTACGTCCATATAAATACCTCTATAATATTACCATGACAAGGGCAGAACTTGCTTCTGCACGTAACAAAGGTGTTCTTGCAGAGATGGATCTTGCAAGAGTTCCTGATGGATGGGAACCTGAGATATGGATGATGTATGCAGAGATAAACGGATGGTTTATAACAAACAGTTTCAAAGAAGGCAATGAGGGTGCTGCAACAGGCAGGTTATTGTCAAATCTTAATAACAGAGCACCAGCAACAATGAACCTTGACGCTTCACAGGCAATCATATCCAATCTTGAATTCGCCAGGTATATAAAGAATGAGATAAACGAGATAACAGGTATAACGCCACAAAGAGAGGGTATGGTAAGTAACCGTGAGACGTTAGGTGGTATTAATAGATCATTGCAGCAGTCATCATTTATAACAGAACCATATTTCTATATACACGATAATACTAAACTAAGGCTTCTTGAACTCAATCTGGAAACAGCAAAGCATTGTTATAAAGAACAGAAATTTTCTTTGAATATTATGGATGATGGCTTGATAGGGAAAGTTCTTAATGTTGACGGTCCCATGCTTTCTGAGACAGCATTCGGTATGTATCTGAGCGATGGTAAAGATGATGCAGAACTGTTCCAGTTTATAAGACAATATGCTCATGCAGCATTACAGAATGATACAGCCAAGTTTAAAGATCTGTTTGAGATAATGAGAAGCAAGAGTATAGCTGCTGTAGGAAGGAAGATGGAAGAAGCAGAAGATATAAGGCTTTCTGAGAGAGAAGCAGAAGTTGAAAGACAGGCACAGGCTACTGAGAATGCTGCTGAGATGCAGATAAGATGGGATCAGATGAAGTTTACTCAGGATATAGAAGTAAGGATGCGTGAGCTTGATAATGAGATAATAATGAAACAGATGGAGCTTGAGGCTGTAAGATATAAGACTGACGTTAATAGTATGGATAAGCAGTCGGAGATAGAAAGGGATATAAAGATAGCACAGACAAAGCTACAGGCAGAACTTGAAAAGCTACGTGAGGAGAATGAGAAGTTTAACAGGAAACTTGCACAGGAAAGAGAACTGTTTAATAAGCAACTTGCAAGTAAGAACAGGGAAAAAGTAAAAGCAGACGTATAGTAAAAACTTTATAAATTAATATTTATATAAAAATTAACAGTCAAATTAATAAAAAAATTAATTTTAAATTGTAAGCAGTATGGAAAAGAGTAAATTCGATGGTTTGAGTTCTTTTGAAGGTTTCGATATAGAAAACATCGAGAAAGAACTTGGAATCGTCTTACCAGTGAGTGGTGACGCTGATAAGAAGAAAGAAGAAGAAAAAGACAAGAAACCAACTAAAGCCACAGGCTTGAATCAGGTAATAGATTTTAGTCAGAAGATAAAAGTACCAGAGACGGAAGAAGAAAGAAAAGAGTTTGAAGGTAGTTTTATCGAAGAAGATGATGAAGAAGAAGATGGTGAATCTGGAACAAAAGTAGTCAGCGAGAAAAAGACAAGTTCTAAGAAAGAACAGGAACAAGAAGATGATGACCAAAAAGAAAAAGGGGAAGAGGATGCTATAATAACGGAAGATTCACCACTTTTTCTCCATGCTGCTACACTTCATGAAGAGGGCATCCTCCCTACCCTTGATCTTGAAACCCTTAAAAATAAGAAATATTCAGAAGCGTTGCAACTATATCTTGAAGCACAGAAGAAGTATATAGAAGATGGACGTAATGAATATCTAAATAGTCTTACTCCGAGACAAAAAGAATTCCTTGAGATGATAGAGAAAGGAATTCCTCAAGAGAGAGTGGAACATCAGTTTACCGTTGAAGAAAGCTATGGCAAGGTGACTGATGAGGTGCTCGCAGATAATGAGGAGTTACAGGAGCAGATGATAATTCAGAACTTAAAGCTGAAAGGATTATCTGACAAGAAAATTGATATTTTTCTCAAGGCAGCAAAAGATGAAGAAAGACTTTTTGAAGAAGCTAAAGAAGCAAAGGATGATATCAATGCTTACATAGCTGATCAGAAAAAGGTAATGCTGGAAGAAGCTGAAGCGGAAGAACGTGAAGCTGAAGAGAGAGACAGGCAGTTACAAAAATCCATTATGACGGTTATTGAATCTACAGATGAGATTTTTCCAGGCGTGAAGATTAGTGCTGATGAAAAGACTAAGCTTTATGGCTATATGACAAAACCTGTAGAAGAGAAAGTTATCAATGGACAGAAAGTGCCCATTAATCTCATCAACAAAACGAGGATGGAAGATCGTATCTATTTTGATCTGAGACTTAACTATTTTATAGAACAGGGATTGTTTAAAAAAGGTTTTGATCTCAGCAAGCTTAATAAAAAGATCACATCAAGTGCTGCAGCTAAACTGGCACAGAAACTAAAAGAAGAACCAGGCGGACCTTCCGGACAAGGAGTTAAACTGGAGAAAAAGAAAGAAGGGAAACCTGATAAAATTATTTTTCCAAATTTTTAAATTTTTTAAAAAGCTATGAAACTAATATCACCTTTACAGGAATATGAACCGAAAGATTTCAGCGGTTTGATTACTACTAATCATCTTGGTGCATTATACCAGGAAAAGCCTACTGAGACATCTAATTTGGTTACTATGTTATATCGTGCTAACAAAGGAATGAATTTTGGCATGATATTAAGACAATTTTCACCTTTCTACTGTCAGACTGATGCTGACTTCCGTTGGCACCTGCAGGGAGATTCAAGAAAGAATGTACCTCTGGTGGCAGCTTTTGTCGGAGGTGCAGCTATTGGAGTGACAACAAGAACAGGTATAGGAGGTGCAAAATTTGATCTTGTATTTCCGGAGAGATATTTTTCTGACACCAATATCATTGTTGGTGAGAAGAATTCTGTATATCCTATTCGTATCATAGGAGTTCCGGAACCTTATGGAGCAGGTATGTGGAAATATGCCTGTGAGCTGTTTACGGGAGATGAGACTCTTTATATACCGTATGAAGAACTTGTTGCAGGTAAAAAATTCAGCAAGGAATGGTCTATCGTAAGCAAGACGCTGAGTGTGAAAGGTGGAACGCCTACTTACACCAGTCCTTTTGCAATGAGGAATGTGTTCTCCATGATAAGGATGGAAGATACCCGTCCTGGCAATATGATAGCACGTCCTGTTGCTTTCTCATGGCCGGCTATTGATGAGAATGGTAAGCAGAAACTATTTACCACTTGGACTCAATATGCTGACTGGGAGTTTGAACAGCAGTTCCAGGATGCAAAAGACAAGCTTCTTAATTTTGCTACTCTTAACCGTACGAGTGATGGTCTTTTCTTACAGAAAGACATATCAGGTTTTGAAATAGAGCAAGGAGCAGGTCTTGAACAGCAGATAGAGTCATCCAATATCTCTTATTATAATGGTTTTGAACTTGATATTGAATGGCTGACAGAGCATATCATGGATCTTACCGATAACGAAAAAGGTTATGGTGAGACAAGGAAAGTTGTCATGCGTACTGGTAAATGGGGAGCATATAACTGGTCAAAAGCGATCAAGGACTATTCTGCCCTTTATACTCCTCTGGCAACAGAGAAACTGATTTATCAGGCTGGTGGAGGATTTGGATTCAAAGATAATTTTGTTGAGTATTCCGGTCCTGACGGATCAGTGGTGAGTGTCCTTGTAGATCCGGCATTTGATGACAAAGAACGTAATAAGATCATGCATCCATCAGGAAAAGGTGTTGCTAAATCTTACGAGTTCCAGATACTTAATGTAGGTAAGGTAGGAGGAGAAGATAACATACGTCCTGTCTATCTTAAAAATGGTTCAGACATTTATGGTATGGAGCCAGGACTTCGTGATCCTTTCCAGCCTAATCTGCCTACAAGGATAATGTCTAACGGGAAGGATGGATATACTATTCATCGTGCATTTGTTGGTGGAATTATGGTGAAAGATCCAACACGTTGTGCAACTATACGTCCTTCTGTTCTTGGTTAAAAGTTTGTTAAATAAAAAAATGTAGCAGTATGGAAACTTTTATGGTAGATGCCTTGACAAGAAGAAGAAGAGGATATTTGCGTTCCGGTAAGGTGAAAGTATTACCGGTGAAGAGGTCAAGTGATTGGCTTCCTGAGAATGCTGACAGTGCTTTTATGAATACGGGAGCGAAAATAGAATATGTTGTTCCACGATTGCGATCCGGACAACTTGTAGATCCTCTTGCAGACCTTACAGAAGATAATAAGAGTCATCTGGCAAAGCAGCTTGGTATGAAGGATTCTTCAGATCTTAATGTTAACAAAAGAGAGAAAGAGAATTTCTGGATTAACAAGCCTGTTTTGCTGGATAAGAATGGACGACATCTTGATCTTTCCGTGACAAGTGACTTCATAGACTATAAGATACTTGAAGTCAACATGGAATATATAGCTCCTACATGGGAGGAGAGATATAATAAGGGTACATATAAGTTTGTACTTGTTTTTGAGGAAGAAGAGGAGAAAATAAAAAACCTCAAACTTGACAGCAAGAAAGAAGCTTATATGTTATTTGGTAAGATAGATGGTAGTGTGCGTAAGCTATCAGATTTTTTGTGGATCTATTATCTTACTAATAAAGATGGCAAGAGGTTACCTAATAACCCTTCGCTTGAATATCTGAGAGGGGAAGTAGGAAGGATCATTGAAGAGAAGCCAGGTGAGTTTCTTTCTATCGTAACTGATAATTTATTTGACACAAAAGCATTAATACAAAAGTCAATAAATCTTGGTTTGATACAGAGAGACGGATCAACATTTAAAGTATTTGGTGAGGAGTCATCAAAGAACACGCTTGATGGTTTGATAAACTGGCTCAGTGATGAACGTAACAATAACATAAGGATTTCTTTGCTCGGCAGGATTGATGAGAGCGAAAACACAATAAAACAGCAAACCGTATCTGTTGGAGAAGCTAAGAAGCAGATCAGTGATGATGAAAATAAAGAACTTCGTGAACAGTTAAAAAAGATCGAAGAACAGACAAAAGCTGCTATTGAGCTTAACAACAAATTACGGGAAGAGAATGAGTCGTTGAGACAGATATTGAGTTCTAATCAATCACCGGTAAAAGAACGGAAAACAAGACAGAAGAAAGTAGATGACAAGTAGTGAGATGATACAGAATGTCAAGATGCACTATGA